ACATTTGCTCATAATAGATAATAAATACCTTGTGTCTTCTTTTTGGCATTTTCTAGTAATTTTGCGGCTTTAATCGCTGATGAATATTGCCAAAAATTATCACAACATGTAATGCACATTTTCTGTATTTCATTGTTTAATACAAAACTGCAATATTTTATGACGTTTGTATAACAAAAAAAACATTTTCCCTCATCGCTAATATTATGACCAGTATGTCTATTTAGCATAATATAACCCGGACATAAAAGTATTTTTTCTTTTTATGATATCTTCAATTGTCCAAGATAGTTTAATACATTTATTTATACATTTTTCACACATATAGTTATAAAATTGCTTGACTTCGTGAAGACATAGTGAACATATTGGATTCTTTGGATCTAAAATACCTGTTAGATGTTTCCAACAACCTGTACAAAAAGGATAATTCCATTTATAGGGAATGTTAATTTTACAATTGTTGCATTTGTTGCATTTATTCATTTGTTAGAAGTATTACAGATAATAGTAAATTCCCCTCCATTTAGTTTTCCTAAGTCAGATGACATGTCTCGGAGTTGATCTTTGGTTTGATAATGTCTTCCATGTCCATATCCGTAACTTAGATTAACTGGATCAGCAAAATAGATCGTATAGCATTTTTTATTAGTTTTATTAAATTCTTCAATCGCCGGAGGCGATATAGATGATAGTCCATCTGTGAACACAATAATAATATCTACTTCGTCTTCATTTATTCTATTTATTGCATGCCTAACTATAATTTCAAAAGAAGTTCCATATCCGCCACGAACTTCTCCCTTCATAAACTTTTCCCAGTCTTCTATACCTTTTACTTTTTCTGAGAAACAATATTTCCCATGGTAATTTCCCCCTGTAATTTCACATTCATCACAGTTATGAAAGAAATTTGCTATGTCTACCATATAAGGGATAAAAGCATGCATAGAAGGAGATGTATCAAAATAACAACAAATCTTTTTCTTGTTTCCTTTTCTTTCTTCATTAAAATATAATGGAATTTGATCAGGTCCACAAATATCTAGTACTATTAATTCAAACCCAGTTCTAGTTAAGTCTTTTGGAATAATATCTATGGTAGTTGATGTTTTAATTTCGGCATAAATAGTATCAATGGCACTTTCTATTAACTTTTCTGTTTGCCATTTAGATATAAACTCATTTAACCCTTGATCTTCTGCACTCGCCGGAGTAAAAATATATTTGTCAAATATTGCATTTGGATTATTATAATTACTAAATCCATCTCCTTTTATTATTTTGGCACCATCAACTTCTTCTTTTATTGTTTTTTTATCGTTAGCTCTTACACCATTCATTCCTCCACGAAATAGGACATCGTCTATTTCATCGTCTTTCATTCTTTCAAATGGAGTAGATGTATTTGCATCGTTTGTGTCATGGCTATCATCCTCATCTTTTTCTGTTGGTTTATTTTCTTCTTTAGATTGATTTTTCCCATCTTCTGATTCTTGAGAACCAGTATAGTTTGTTTTTTCTTTGCCATCTGATCTATACCCATCTTTTATCCACTCATACATTTCTTCTATTTTCTTTTTGTCTTCTGGATTTAGCAACGAAGACATTTTATTATATAGTAATAGCGGATCTGGTATGTCTGCATTAAATTCACTTGGATTTTTAGCCTCTGCACAAGTCGTATTTACTCGTGTTCTTACATAGTTTCCGTTCTCTGTTCGGGTTACCTTTTCGACTTGTGTTAGGTATATTTCATCAAATATTTTTTGCACCCTATTAGGCAACTCATTTCTCTCTCTCATTAAAATAGATGGATTCATTACACAATAAAGCCCTTTTGTTCTTGATTCTTCTGTTGGAAACAAGAAATTGCCAAGCTTTATCATACCTCTTGGATTACATAAAAACAAAATTTTATTAATTGCGGCATCTAATGCAAAATTTATTAGTGCCTTATTAGTCGCTCCTCTAATATTCCTGTACATCGCTTTGTGCAACATTTCATGCCGCAAAACTAGTACAAGTAAATTTACAGGCAAAGACTGTAATATATTTGCAGAAAATAGAATTTTTTCTCGCTTAGAAACTGGATCAAAGATCCAACAAGCCGTTTGGCATCCATCTGGCATTCTATCAGAATAATCAACAATGGAACTATAAGTAACCCAATTTAAGCCAGATTTAACTATTACTCTGGTTAGTTTATTTCGTAGTTTTCTTTCATTAGATGTTAACATGTAAATTCCTTAAAAAGATAGTGGGGCCAAATTGGCCTCTTCGTTTTTAGCGTATTCAAATAGCCGCAATTTTGCGGCATATTCTGCTTGGCGGCACAAATCAGCACTCTTAATAGCCTTATGCAATTCGACTAAATCCTTTACTTCTTCTTCTTTTTCATCGTTTATTTCATTGATGATGTTACCTAACATATTAACTCGATCTGCATAGTCAAATCGTTCTTTAATAGGTTTTAGATACTTAGAAACAGATTTAATACGATCACCAACAGATCCTGTATTTACCGAAATACTAATTCGTGCCATAAGAGAATCTCCGTCTATTAAGAGGTCCTTAAGTGTTTCAAATAATGGCCTAGTTTTATCTGAGTTAAATCCAAGTTTGGATGCAATAGAATATTGAATCGCATCCCATGCGCCGCTTTCAAGATATTCTGTATCTTGCATTACATGTTTATAATAAGCTGCCACAGAAACAAGCAGCGGAACAAACTGGTTGCTAATTTGCCTAAAAGATATTTCTATCTTATTAGATCCGGCAGTCTTATTAAATTCTTTCACGTTAGCTAGCAACGTAGAAAAGAATTTTGCCGTAAAATCATTAATATTTGTCATTAATTTTTTATTGTTCCATATTTCATCGTATGTTTCTCTGACCTTATTTACCGTATCAAAAAGTTTTGTATTGTTTTCTGCAATGTTTTCGTCCCTTTTCCCCTGATTTAATTCAATCATCTTGGAAATTTCCTCAACCCCAACAATATTACTTTTGTTATGAGTAGAGGGAACAGGAATTACCGCAAAAAATCTGTCAAGAAGTGCGGCATCAAGCTTATAGGCTCCCTTATATGTTTCTTCGTTCGCAGTTGCGATCACGAATTTATACTTTAAGGGAATTCCAAAAACTGTTCTCTCCTCAAGAATTTCTAAAACCATATTCCCTGTTTCTCTAGGGGCTCTAGTAATTTCGTCCATCATTATTACATCTGCATTGCACACGCTTCTTTCATGTGTTGCATAAGTAATTTTGCCCTTTTTAATGTCTTCTGGATTAGGACATCCTACCATCGAGAGAAGATTTTCCTTGGACATTTCATATTTAATGAACCTATAATTCGGATCATTGCCAGAAAGTGCGGCTGACACAAATCTCGCTACCGAACTTTTGCCACATCCGTGTGACCCAAGTAATAGGAAATTATTTCCTCTGGCAAGACATGCTATGATAATAGGCTCTAGATTATGCCATCCATAAATATAATTGTTAAGGTGACTCATGCTTGCTCCTTTTTGGTATTATTATTAAAAGTTAACGAATTAATAACATTATCTATTAAATCACCGTCGAATGCGGAAATAGCAATGGGAGACGTTTCTAGAACTGTATACATCATTTGTGCAATATCATCTGTTGTATTTTCCACTATACTGGCAAATATTTCAGTGGAAGTTGGATCTTTGGAATAGGTTGATATTATCTTCATGTTTGCCGCATGGGTCAATATCCAGTCCATCGGCATCATATCTAATCCGCTAGAAATATTTCTATTAATAGCAGTGATTTTTAGATGGTATGCTTTATTTATTTTTTCTTTAGTGTCGGCATATTTGATAGCCAATGTCTTCAAACATTCAGACAAAGTTTCTACTTTCGTAGCATTTCTTTTCCTAGTCCCAAAAAACCTCATCATTCCTTCAATTGTCAGTTGAGGAATTATTTTATAGCTAATTTGTTTCCTCAATTTAGAAGAATCAGTTTCAGAAATACCATGAACCTCATAATAAGGGAACATTCTGCCAGGAATATTCATCCTATTAATGATTTTGGTTTCATATTTTTCTATGCCTTCTATTGGCATAATAATCGTTTCTACGGGATTTGAGAATAGTAAGTTTGTTGTTTTTGTTGTGTTTTTTGATACGTCTTTGATATTTAATGCAAACTCTTCTCCAGAAATATCAAGCGTATAATCTTGTTTATTGTAAGTATATTTTGAATCATTTTTTAAAAATGTAAATAATTCAGTAGTGTCTATGGCTTTGTCTTTATTTTTATATCTAGAAACAATAGAATTAAACTCATTAAGAGGATGTTCTTTTGACTTTACAGAAATCTCCTCTTCTATTTTTGTCAAATTATCTATAGTCAATATTTGACTATCTTTGACCAAGATGAACAATGGATGGTCTGGAAACTGTCGTAACCATGTAAACTTTGGAATATCAATATTAACAAAACGGGGAAGACTATCAGGATCTTTGCTTGGTAAGTTGCCCGATAAATCAGAAGATTTTATTTTTAGTATTTTAAAATCTTTCTCATTCATCAAAACATCGCCACGGACGTTCGACATCGTAAACAGCATTTAAATCTCCTTTATTAAATTAAACAAAACTCTTGTACCCACATTTTACACAAACGTAAACATTTTCTCTAGTTCTTTTTGAATAATAACAATGGGCGAAAGAATGTTTACAGTCTGTTGGGTTTAAAATAACCCCTTTCTTTTCTCCTGCTTCCCTATCCTTGCCCCTGTTTTTATTTTTATCTTTGGGCAAAAATTCTCCTTGTTTAAAAAGGTTTGGGATATGGTCTCGGACGCCTAACCGGAATTATACCATGGTGCGTCGATTCTGTCAACCTCATGTACTAGTCCAAATCATAAGTAACTATTTCAAATTTAATACTGGTTATATCTAAACCAATAATAACAAAGTCTAATCTACCTTTTGTTCCAGTAACTAAATCTTCTACTAGTTTCTTGGCTTTGTTTTCTTTAGAAACTATTTTTATAATATGGGCTGTTTTTGCCCCGCTATTATATTCTATTATCTGCTTTATTAAGAAAACTTTTTTGGTCTTAAAAAACATGTTAGGCCTTATAAGCTATAATAAATACCATTATAATTTTTTGCGGATATTGTTCCATTTTCTATTTTTTCTGAAAAATTTTTTTCTGTACTTTTATAGATATATAATTTGTTAGCAATATCAACAAAATGAACTAATCCATTTTTGCAGTTAGTTATAATAAATAGACGTTCATCATATAAATATTTAAAAACAGTTCCAATTGGGTAATTCATCGGATGAAATAAAGTCCTGTATAAAAGCTGCAAGAAATCATTTTTTCTTCAAAGAAACTTGCATACTTTCCCCAACAATCAGTGCAAGTATACCATCCTGGTTTGTTTTTACAATTTTTACCTGGACATCTTTTTTTATATTGTTTATAAGCACACATTACTTCAAGGCATTTGCCACAATAAACTTGTCCTATTCTTAGCTTTTCTTTAAAGCACATTGTACATTTCATATTAAATTCTTCGCCGAAATTAGATTGGCAATAGTTTTTTCTTGTAAAGTTTTGTCATGAAAATTTCTAAGCAAATAAGATGGATGGAAAATAGGTACAAAAGTTTGGCCAAAATCTCTATGAGTCAAACTTAAGCCTATTGATTTTGTGATTTTATAATTTGGGAAAAATATATTTAATGCCACTGCCCCAACTAATATTATAACATTTGGCTTAATTATATCTATTTGTGCCTTAAGAAAAGGAAAGCATTTTTGAATTTCATCATTTGATGGCTTTCTATTTTCTGGAGGACGACACCTGACGCTATTAGCTATAAAAACATCTTTTCTTTGAATGCCTGCCTTTTCCAGTAGATTATTTAATAACTGTCCGGATCTGCCCACGAAAGGAATGCCGGATTGCGACTCTGAGGCACCCGGAGCCTCTCCTATTAGTAGAATTTTTGCCATAGGATTGCCATCTCCCGGAACCGAAGTTATTCCTTTAGATTTAAATAAAGGACATAAGGTGCAGGAATGAATTTGGCTTGCAATTTCTTCTAATGTTTGCACTATAGCTCTAATGTATAATAGAATTTATCTTCTTTCTTATAACATTTAAGATTTTTTATTTTCTTTAAGAAAGGATCTAGTGGCTCTTTTCTAAGAATTTCATAAGCAATTTTTTCTATGGCCAAAATAGTGATAGGATGACAACGTAAAACAACTAAATTTTTTATGTCTTTTAGATTAACGAAATCATATTCCATGTATTCGTTTTCAGAAAATCCAGCATTCCAAATCTTAATTACAACCATTTCTTTGGTTTCAATTACATCGGCTTTACCCATACCGAAACTATTATATTTATTGATAAAAGTTAATATTCTGTCAAGTGTGTTCATTGTTTATCCCATAATTATACTAAGTTTATTTGTTAACTCATTTAAAACAGGATTTTCTCTGCCAAAACGTCTATTAAAAATACCAATTAAATTATAGGCTCATTTATATTTTTCCTTTTTTGTCCGTCATGAGCTTTAATGGCAAAATTTACGGCCGTTAATATATTACTCATTTGTTTTCTCCTTGGCGTTTTTTATTTCCGACTCTAAAAGCTCTATAAAAAATTGCCAGTGTTCCTTTTTAATTGCATCATTTTTTTGCATTGTGTCAACTGCTCTTCTTATAAAAATCTTTACAGCTTCAAATGGATGTTGCGAAAACGGAGCATTAAAGCTCATAGTATATTCCTTTTGTCAATAAACTAGGATCTATTAAATCAATTTCATCTAAAGTATATCTGTGGCTATGAAAACAATAAACAATAGTTGGGTTTGTGCAGCATTTAACTGGGCATTTTTTAAAAGTTCTAGAAAAGAAGGTCATTTTATTTAAACAATTTCTACAAAACGTATTAAAACTACGTTCTCCGCAGCATCCTTTAACTTTACATTTATTCATTTTTAAAAACATATTTTGGTAATGACATTATTGCACTAATCCAATCCTTGTTATTTTTTTTCTTATTTCATGTAAAAAGATCAGAAATAATATTATCCCAAGGTTTGGCTGTATAATTAAATATAACCTCACAATGTTCAAAAAAAACTGTATTATAATAAATCTTAAATTCAACATTAAATTCTTTCTCTAGAAAATTTTTCGCTTCTTCTACAGAAGAAAAATCTTTTACTATGTTATCTACTTTTAAATTTTTCCAAAATCCTTTAATATGCATTCTTTGCTCCATTACATCTTTTTGGCTTAATTATTTTCCGCCAACATTTGGTTAACACCAACAAACCACCTACAATTAAGGATAAAACTTCTAAAGTAAACCCACAAATACATGCAATTATCATTTTATATATTTTTTGCCTGATAAAATTCTTTTGGTGTCATTTCAGTTCTTTCTTTTCGTTCATCACTATTGGACCAAATTGGACCATCTACAAAAACACGAATTAATTTGGCTCCATTAGCGAACCTCATCCTACGACGTTTATTAAAAGGCTTATAGATTATATTTTCACAGCCAGTTCCTCTACAAGTAATACAAACCCTGGCTTGTCCTCGGCCTTCTGCAAATCCTGCATAAAGACCAGTTCCATGACAATTAGAGCATTCAGCCTTTACTTCCAATTCTATGTTCTTTTTAGACATTATTATAGTTCGCTCTATATACACCATAATATCAAATTCATAATGTATATTTACCTCATTTCTTTGTGCCAATTACATTTTTTTAGCATAATCTGACAGCAAAAATTCTTTTCCGTGCAATTTAACAATCATTCTTCCCAATCTTTCACTACATCTTTCTACAGAGGGCTTAATAACAATTCCTTCTCTATTATGGCAACCATTACCGATTATTGTTGGGCCATCTGCTAATTGTTCTACTTGTTCAAATGATATTAATGGGCCACGATAGATTATTGGAACCGAATTAAATTCTAATTTATCGAAAATAAACTTAGCATCATCATAGTTTAAGTATTTTCCCTTCGTAATATCAAAGATATCAAAAAATGCTACTTTACACAAATTTGGATGACCATAATGGTATTTGTTTCCTGCTTGAGTTTTACCATATAGCTCGCCAAAAAACAAAAGATTAGGATAATTTGCTAATTTTTCCCCAATATTATTTTCTCTAGCCCACTTAGACCATTCATTGTCATCGTCGTTTGCCTTAGCTAGTCTATGAGAACCCACCCATAAATCATTATCCACGTATGAAAATCTAGCGTTGGAATTATGTACCAAAATATCTGGACAAAAGAAATTATTAGTTTCGGTTTCTATATCATATTTACTAGATTTTATTTTATATGTAACATCTGTTATGGATATAATTTCTTGTTCTATTGTAATTCTTTTGTATTCTAACTGTATAGGCGTAAGCGATAAATCATTTCTTATGCCAGATACTTTATCATTAACATTTAAATCTTTTAATTCTTTATATGAATCAATATTAGGACAATAAAATTTATGATTTGGTGTTGCAACTACCTTGGAAAATGAATTTCCCTTCCCCAATCCTCTTCTTTTAGTTTTTATTTCAAGCCATTTATTACATTTTCCATTATTAAATGTATTTAAAACCTTAGATGGAATGATGTTTCTATTATTATCTTGTCCTAAAACATATTCTCCTATTTTTATTTTATTAATAGGTTTACTTGTTCCATCTGCCATCCTTATTCTTTGATTAGATTTTAAACATCCATGGATTTTTTCTGTAAAAATAACCTCTTCTCCAAGAGTGAATTCTTTAATATATTTTCTAGCACTTTCAATATCTGTGTACAATGAGAACCATGCTGGACTTTTTCTATTTTTGCCACTCATATTGCAAGGTTCTACCGGATCAGGAGACTTAACAACTCCTAGAATTTCGGCAACATTAGTCCCAACTTCTTTATCTTCTAGGCCAAATAATTTGACTGGCATTATAATTCCCATAGAAAATATCCCACGTAGCTTTTTGGCCTTGATAGTTCTTTGTCGTTCGCTTGGATTTTCTCTGTTTTGCCAAATAAATGCAAATTCTGGCTTAATTGGCAACATTGCATCAACTGGGAAATATATTGCTTTATCACCTTCTTGAAATTCACCTAGTTTGAATATTACAGGGAATTGATATACATGAGTAATTCCAAGAGTATCAGCTTCGGGATGTTTGCCCCATTTCCCTACTTTAATTATCTCAACTATTAATGTACTCACACTTTTTTACCTCTATCATTTTGTACTCTTTTTGGTTTGAATTCACATCCTTAGCCTTTTTTTCTCTGTTATGATTGTTTTCCATGTAATTTTTAGCGGTTTGTAATAGTTGAATTAATTCATCTATCCAAAATGATGAAAAAGACGATTTATTAAACCAATTGTCATCATCTTCACAGTCAATTTCTACTGCTATATGCATGTCCCCATCTTTTCTGTTTCTAGGGCGCAAACATATTCTGTGAGCTGTTCCTTCAAACTTTATAACTGACTCATCAAAATCTTGAGATGAACTTGGCATATTATTTTCCATTTTATGTTGTCAGCTTATTTCCAAACAAAGCAATTATATTTCTTCATTATTTTCTATAGGAATCCATCCTAATTGTTTCATGTCTTCTGCAAATTCCAAATCTATTATCCCTTCCCCAGAAGAACAGAAGAAATCCATATAATCTTCGCCTTGATTTCTTATTTCTGCTATTATTCCCCCTGCATATCGCCAACTACAACTATAAAGCCATTTAGGATCTGGTTCGGGGAAAACCCAAAATTTATACTCAAGTTTCATTAGCTTAATATTAAGCAAACTCCAATATTTAACAGTCTTGTAAATTTTCTTACCATTTTCTTCAACGCAAGGATAAGCCATTGGAATAATTATTGACTTTCTTATCCATCCAAAAAACAATCTTGGCAACTTGCGCCAAAATTTAGCGTTAGATTTTTTCCAATCAGTATCTTTTTGTTTTAAATAATCACGCCAATCAGAAGGTGCTTTATTATTTAACCATTCAACATTACATAAAGATGCATAAGTTCTTATGGCATAATTTTTGTTCATTAACTTTGTTTTTAATTTTATTAGATCTTCTTCAAAATTCAATTAATATCTCCTTAAATAACTATTTCTGAACAACGAAATGCCTGAATTGTTTTCAGGTTTACCTTTCGATATTGTCCCTTTTTTACATCCAGGACAACAATATGTCCACTGACATCAACATCTTTTGCGCTCACCTTAGAAGGAATTTTCCCATTCAAAATCCTCAAATAACCATCTTGTTTGACGAACTGCACTGTAAAAAACCTTCCGGCGCTCAAATTAAACAAACGCAACCAAATGTCTTGTGCCGTCATTTTGGCTCCTTAAAAAAACATCTTATAAGACAAAAACAAAAACACTCCGAACAAAAAACAAGCAATGAAAATTAGTTTTTCTTTTGTGTTCATTAAGCCTCCTAGTCAATAAAATAAAGTCCTCTCATTGTCGGTTTATCAGTTAAATTTGCTTCTAAAACATTACATGAAGACATCTCAATAATCTTACCATGAATATTGTTAATGAAACATTTTTCATAAAAACGTATAGTACACATGTAAGAAGATTTTAATTTTTTATTTGTGAATCTTGCTATTGTTTTTGCTCCAATTAATTTTTTCGATGAATAATAGTCAAACGCATTTTTATAATGGGCTATTATTCCTTTAATACCTTTATTTGTTCCCCCAGTAAAATATACTGTTTGCCCAATTTTAAATTTTGGCTCCATAATATTATATTCTCATAGTATTTCGTTAGAATAAGTATTTTTTCTAACATCCCAAAGGCCTATTTCTTTTTCTGATATAGAATAATAAACACGAAAAATGTTACAAGACTTAATAATCGCTTGACAATATTTACATGGTTTGGCAATAGCCATTTTGGTTTTATTGAATGCTAGCCTAACCACAAACAAAGAAGACCCAAATAAATCGGCGGCAGATACATTAAGTATAGTGTGAAGTTCGCAATGAATGTTTTTCCATTTATTATTGCTTTGAGGGTGCGTTTTATATGGCTGATTAAAGCCAATAGAAATAATTTTCCCTTTTTTAAATAACACCCCCCCGAAAAAGAAAGTAGATCCATTATTGGTTTTGCTGGCCAACTTAATGGCTAGCTGTAAGTATTTATTTTGTCTATTGTTCATTATGCTTTTCTTTTATGAAAAAATCTAAACAAAACATTTCAAATTCAAACTCTAAAAGCAACAAGTCTGCTAAATATTTTAATTCCCTTTTCTCCCACGGACTAGAAACTTTTTGCATTAAATCTAATGCAGAATTAATTAATTGCTTTGGGGTATTTATATTTTTAAAAGCCGTTGAGTATTTTTGCTCTGCCAGTAATTTATATAATAGATTGGCAAATTTATATGTAGAATCAGGCTTTCTTTCTTTTACCGCACTTAAATAATAGATGAAGCTTTCCATTTTAGGCTTTATTTACATGAAAAATGTAATCATGCGTAAAGTCTATAATCTTTAATTTCCGATTATGAAAAATAAAATTATGACTATCATGATCTAATAATTTTATTCCATATTTTTCTCTTAAAAGCTGTTTAATTTTTTTGATTCTTTTTTTGTAGTCTTACTAATTTTAAATGAATTAATTTCTTTGCCATTAAAATGCTGCATAAATATTCCAGGATAATAGAATTTACTTTCTTCTTCATAAATTGGCTTTAAGCAATAAGGTTTTGGCGTAAAACCCGAATTTCTTAGAATTTTCATTATATTAAATTCTTTTTTGGCATATTTCCAACATGGTTGTCTCTTAAGTCTGGAAATAGTTTCTCCTTCCCATGGACTAAACCAATCATCTTTTATTAATTTTAAGCCAATTGTACCAAACTGAAAATATGTACCATATGAACCAAGTTTACGTTTATGTTTTATATTAACCGTATTTATTTTTCGTATTTTATCTTTAATAGTCATATTTAAAATGGCAGGGCCCAATTAAGGGCCCAACCATTATATCAGTGTCGGTTTTTAATTAGCCGTTAATTTTGCTTTGCAAATCTGCAACAAGAGCCTTTTTCTTTTCTAGTTGCTTGACTAGTTCATCACGATTTGCTCGTTCAGAAACTATTAGTTGCTCCAAAAGAATTCTGAGAGTTGCTAACTTTGTTTCGTTGATTTGTAGATGTTCTCTCTGGCGTTCAACTACGCCTAATAGATTATTGATTTGCTTTTCCGTGCCTAGAACCGTTGGCTTTCGCCCTTTACGCTTTTCTTGTGACATTACTAAATCCTTTCCGCCCATAAAAGGGCTTACTCTTGAACCCATTCTCCTAGATTGTGATTATCTCTAAGTCTTGAAACATACATCCCAAGATATTCATCAGGAGTTGATCTAATCATAGTTTCTTCGTAATTCTTTTTTGGATTTCCATCTCCGTCAAGTTTCATAGTCCAAGTTCGGCCCTTCATCATTGGGGCATTTCTTGGATAATGCTTTTTTGAATCAAACTTTACTGGTGTTTCTTTTGTGTTTGTAATGGTCATTTTAATACCTTACTGGTTTCAGGTTAAGCCCAAGTTCACTAGAAAGCTTTTGGGCTGTTTTCTCACAAAGCAATAACTCAAATATTCCATCATGTGTAGTTAGAATGTATTTTCGCATAATTTACCTCTTAATCATGATTGACCTTTCTAAAATATTTTTAAATGATCAAGGAATATCTTACTCCGTTCCATTATTCATTCATGGCCTCATTACAACTCCTTTTGGAAGGGCAAATAGTTAAACTTTCACAACCATTTTTTGCCTCGTTATATTGAGGATGATTCTTATTCCATGTACCATTTTGTGGCGAATAACAAGTTCCAACAGCAAACTCAATAGGATCTTCAATTCCACATTCCAGACAATATGCTCCTGGATAACCAGACCATATATGTGATTGCCAATTTTTAATTATCTGTTGTTCCATAATTAGTCTATCCATTTTGTCCATACGCCATCTTTAAAAACTTCGATCTTTAAATTTTCTGGACTCATAGACTCTTCAACTTCTTGTTCAACGGTTTTTTGTTTAGTATTTCATAAGGCCTCCCGGACCATGGCCAGAAAAATAACTTATTTCCAGATCATTTTTTGACACTGTAAATAGCAATTCTTTTTTTGGGCTATTCATCGACAATAGTAGATCCCATCCATTCTATTTGGGTCTGAAAAAGAAGTTCTTTGGAAAAGATAATCATGCTCTGGTTTTCTTTGCCAACTAGTTATTTTTTTTGTCCATTGAATACGTACAAAATCTGATGACGACTCAATAATTGTTCCATTTATATGCAAATCACCTTTTTTATAAATGACTTTATCGCCAATCACTAGTTTTGTTTTATAATTCATAAAAAATGGTAGACCGGCTTGGTAATGCTCCAAGTGGAACCGAGATATAAGCTCGGCGGATGGACTTCCTTCCTCCCGGTCTACTATTATATCCACTTAAGGATATTATTTATTTTTTATCTTTTCGTAAGTTTATCTGAAACTTCGGCCAAATAACAGGAAACATCGGTATCATCATTGGCTTTTTATCTTTACGTTTTCGCCTACCTTTTTTGACGCCCTCTCCATAATTAATATAATACTCCCTCTTAAATTTCGGCTTCATATTCAATCCAATCACTACAAGCCATTTCGTCGTTTAATAAACTATCGAATTTTGGACTAGATAAAATTCTACCACTTTCTCTGATTTCAAAGAAACGTTTTCTACCCTTCCAGCTTTTTTTAGTGATCTTTTTGAACTTTCTTGCTGCTTCGAGGAAAGTGTATGTTTCTTTATACTCTTGCCAATCAAGAGCCAACACATCATCAATAGGGATTGTTGTTATATAATTACAACGGTGTTTATTGTTATCTGTTGTTCCGTCACTAGATTGAGGAAGAAAATACATAAAGAAGCAATTTTCGTGATTTTGAATATATTGGCCATATGGCCAACTTGGCCTTTTAAATTTTTTGAACTTAGAAATTGCATCGCAAAAATTCATTAATCCTCCAGTTCACTAAATGGCAAATCTTCATCTAAATTATAGGGTTCTTCATCCATGTCCATTTGTCTTTCTTCTTCGTTTCGCCAAAGTTCTTCGATTTCTTCATCTGACAAAAGATCTGGTCCTAGATCTTTCATCATCTCATCAATCATATTTTCATCTCTTTCGACGAGTTCATCCGGATCATAGTTTTCATCTGACTCAAATGTATCAATCATTTTATTCCTTTCATAAAAGAATTTCTACAATTTCCCTATTGTTTCTTTGGTCTACAATTCTACCTCCTAGTATTTGTGTTTCTGGAAATCTTTGTTTGATGTTTTCGTTTAGACCTCCCGGGTTTAGGCTATTAATATAAGAGTCAATATATATAGCTAAATTTATATCGTTAGGATTTCCGTTTAGTTTTGGATCCCACTTTGAACAACCAAAGTAGCATCCAGAAGTATAAAGTTCTACTCTATATTTATAGTCAAGTTTCATTTAATCACAACTTGCGTAACAATGCCAAGTTGCAACGAAAAGTTTATCAGAAACTTCTTTGCAATCAAAACAATAAAATCCATAGCCAACATGATTATAACCTAATTCGCATTGTGATTCTATTGCCTCTGACTTTTTAACTGGCTTATCTGATTCAATTTTAAAAAAAATTTGTCCACCAGTTCCATTTCCTATTTGGCTAGTAATTTTTGCCTTCACTTTGTTCTCATGATTATTTTTACTTGTCCTTTATAGGAAACAAATACCCACATGAATTGTGATTTGACCAGTTTTATTACTTTCATTTCAAAAATTAAATCCTTATCTATTTTTTACAAAAACAATTTTTTTCTTAAACTCTCTATCAGAAAGAGCTGAATTACATTTATTGCATTGTTTTATTTGGATAGTATATGTTGGAATATATTATACGAACCAAGTTTGACCGCATATTAAACACGGAACTTTTGCTAATGGCAACGCATGCTTAGAAAAAGAAAATATTTGTTGCATTTTTCCTCTTTAAAATTCCGCCCCGGACTTATATTTAGTTCCCTCGACCCTAATTAAGGAGTTCATAATAGTCCAGGGCGGACAAATGGAATGTTATCTTCGTGTTTCAACTACACCAATATCTCTATTGTGTTGGTAAATCTTTAAACAATTTGGGCATTCTTTTACTGTCTTCCCTAATCTCAGGCCTCGATAGTTGGGATGGGATGGGCATGGTCCTACGGTAGATTTGCCGTTCGCCTGAGCCCCTATGGGCTTCTCCGTAGGCTTCTCAGTTGTCGATACGGTTCCCTCGATAGGTTCCGGACCTCCGGTTTCGACAGAAGATTTTTCTTTTAACTTATCGTCAATTCTCTTTTGCATTTCTTCAATTCTTTTATTTGTTTGGCGCAAAGTCTTCTGGATATCTTCTTCAAATTCTCTCTGTACATCATCATCTTTTGCCTCAATATGCTCTTTTGGATTAAAAGGAGGAATATCTTTTGCGCCTTCCCCTTGTTCTATTCCTGTAATAAAATATTTAATGTCTTCAGGATTCCAATCGTTCGGAATAGGAAGTTTTAAGTGTTTGCCTTTGTGACAAGTGTAAAAGTACATTGTACTCCTTAGCTTATAAAATAAAGCCCAAAATGCTTTCGATGTATTTTATACAATAATTCACCCACCAAAACTGATGGATTATAACATAATTCACAAAGTTTAATCACATCAAATATTTCTTTTTTAATGCATTTGCCACAAATTAAACAGATTGGTTTATACACCTTTCTTATATTGGCATGGGAAAAAACCTCTGCTATTTTACAATAGCATACATAACAATGCATGTGTGTGTTCATATCAGCATGATAAAATGCTGTATTTTCTCCGCAAGAACATTTATTCAATGTTTTCCCTTTTCTATAGATGAAAATGTTCCTAGTTACATCATAATTTATAGTAAACATCCTTTCTAGCATTTTTCCATTTTTCTATTAATATTTCACTAGGAATTAATTCTTTAGAAGCACAAGCAGTACAAAACACGAGATAATAAAGTGGAATATTTTTTTCACATATTAAACACACTTTGATAAGATTTTTTTGTTTTAAAGCTAAAAGTGCATCAGAACAATTGTAGCAATAACGCCCAGTTTTATAGCAATAACATTTATTCATATTTATTAATTGGTAGCTCCGGTCAGATTTGAACTGACACTAACATCCTTTTAAGAGATGTGCCTCTGCCAATTGGGCTACGGAGCCATATAAATCTCTGAATCATTCAAATCATCTTAGCAAAAATTTCATCATTCGGGGCAGAATTCGACTCCGTTAAAGTATACCATGGGAGCCTTATCCAGTCAAGGGATTTCACAAGTCGTTTCCACGTTTAGACTTGAGGAATAAAGCCCAGTATATTATCAATTTCTTCTTCTTGAATTTGCTCTACATTTATATTATTATTTCTGGCCAAATCTTTAAACCACTTATTTATATGTCTTGAAGTGGTTACTGATTTAAATAGTGCCAATTTGTAATATTTTCCACTTTCCCTGTTTAAAAATGCAACTGGTTTACCATAAGAAAAAAGAATACTTAGATGGCCAATTTCAACTTCTATGGCAGTTTTTGAGTTTAATTTAGTAACTTTCATTTTTCTACCAAAGTAAATTGCCTACAGCATCTATTACAAGTAAAAATTTCAGAAACGTCATTTAATATAAGTGTTCCAACACGACAAAACCTACAAATTGAACACTTTAATTTTTTCTCAAACTTTTCCTCGAATTCTTTCCTCGCTTCATCTTCTCCTTCGCAACGTCCTAGATGATAAGAATCTTGTTTTTCTGTTTCTATTCTATTATTTATTTCGTCTATAATATCATTGAAAACATATTTAAGATTTTCAATAATATGTTCATAAAGCTCTTTTGCTAATGTTGGCGAAAATTTTTGCTCTTTGAAATATATGTTATCGTATACTGTATGTTGAAAATCATTAATAGTCTGAATAATGAATTCATTAATACGTTTGATCATATCTTCTGGATACATTAGTATTTTCCCTCATCAAGAATTTCATCGTATATTAGCCTAGCATTATCCGGGCTAATTCCTAATGCAATAAAAAATCCTATGGCAATTGATTCAGGGTCCAAATTGCCTTCGGGATCTACTTCCTTAGATTTCTTATAGATTTGCTTGCACCACAAATCTTTTGCTTGTTCGTTAGTCACGTTACACCCAAAATAAAAGCAAATAAAGGCAAAGAATAATTAAAACTTTAGCCACAAATACAGTCAAGTACTTTGTCATTTTTGTCCTTTTCTAAGGCTTATATATAAACACCAGAGTTTTATGTATCTCATGTTTGCCTTTCCATTCAAAACTTTGTGAAACTTATTTCTATTACATCTTCCCAAGGAATCCAAACATGAATTAAATTTCCTGCACTACATTGATATTCGATGCTGATTTCTTCTTCCATTATGTCACAAACATAACCGCCATTCGTATAAGAACTTTTTACATTTACGTAACACATATTTCCCTCACTTGGTTTCTTCTTCGGTCAAAGAAAGAAAAAACAAATTTAATTCGTCAATAGCATCGTGGTGATAAAGCCCATGTTTGATAGGAACTCTTACTTTTTCTGGATATCTTTTCCAGGTTTTTGGTTTGCCTGAAACTCGCCATTTTTGCCTTTTTCCCTTAGAGTTACGATTGACGACATGATAAAGGATTTGACCATAAATCAATCCCTTGGCTTGCTCTAAAGTAAGCATAAATTCTCCCTTAAATCCCAATGCATTTATTAGCTCTTATAACCAGTGATAAAGTCCATTCATTTTTTTTGAATAATAACTGACAGGTAAAAATTTTCTAATGCATATATCACATAAAAAATAATTACAGTTTATTTTACAATCTATACATTTCCAATCATTGGAATGCCAAAATATATCCCATAACGTACTGGAGCATTTGTAACAATGAACAAAATCTTCACACTTATTACAATTATTCATATTATATAGTAAATCCCTTTTAATTTGCCACTATAATATGTTAGTGGCAAGTTTTTCTTGTAACAAGACGAACATAAAATATGATCGCCATAGATGTTTTCAATGCCACAATTTAAGCAAATTGTATATTCATATAACCTCGCTTCATGAATTGTAACTAGATGGTTCCAACAATAATCGCAATAGTTTGCATTGTTATTTAAAATATTGTTCCCACAAGTGCATGTCATATAATAAACCCAGTTAAATCTTTAGCATGTCCTTTTACGGACAGGCCTATTATAATTCCTTTTTTGTCAAGTGGTCTAAAGTCTATTAGATCACCATTAACAACTTCATATCCCAAATAACCATTTTTAATTGCCGACTCATGGTCTTTGAATACCATGGCGACATTTTTGCCTGCAGTTAAATTTATATGTCGTACTATAAATAGGATATGATTTTGGAGGAAATGCCGTGTTAAAAAATAATAGAATAAATAAAGTAATAGAGTCAATATGTTATTATTGTGGCGTAAAATTTCAAGCTAAAACATTATCATCTATGTACTGTTCTAAGAAATGTACTCATAAATATCATTATGATAAAAAATTAGGCAAAGTAGGAATTCACACTAAAAAATGTAGAACTTGTGAAAAAGAATTTAGACCAAATTCGAGTGCAGCTTTTTGTTCTGATCATTGTAAAAAAGAAGAACATCTTAAAAGATCTAAAAGGTCTTATAATAGAATAAGAAATGAAATGAAACAATGGGCCATAAAATACAAGGGCGGAAAATGTTCAAAATGCGAAGAGTTTCATATTGCTTGTCTTCAGTTTCATCACTTAGACCCTAAGCAAAAGGATTTTACTATAGGGGAGTCTTGTAAAATAAACTCAAGAATAAATAAAGAAATAATAAGAAAAGAATTAGATAAATGTATTTTGATTTGTGCTAATTGTCATTTTAAACTTCATTGGGAAAATAAGCAATTGACTCAGATGAAGGCGCAAGATAAACAATAGACGTTAAGAATCCTCTTTTTAGATTCTTTTGAACTTTTGTTGAAGTTCCAAGGATATTAATTTTTGCAGTAGGAAATCTAATACGCCTTGCCTTGTATAATTGTCCTTTTGTAATCCTATTGGCCTTATAGGCCTTGATTACTTCGGACATTACTAGTTGACGTAAATTCATATTTTAAATATCTATATATTCTAACTCATTCAAACAAATAAACTTAGTGCCCTTAATGTTTACTGTTAATGATTTATGCCAATGGCCAAAAATATGTAATTTCGGCCTATGAAATTCAAACATCGCTTGTAATAGTTGCCCCGTCCTAGTTTTAATAGTCTTTTTGCCCAAAATCCCAATTCCATTGTTTACCATGAAGTCTTTTACTTCGTCCGGACAATCATGGGACAGCATAATATCAGGTTTTGCGTTTTTGTAAGATTCAAGTGCCCAATAGCAACTTTCCATTGAAAGTTCTTCTGTCGGCCACCAATCTATTCCTTCTTTTCTAAAGCTTTTATCAATTGAAAAAGCCCCACGAACAAAGAAAAATTCTACGCCACCCCTTATTAAATGTCCATAATCCCCCATAGCATTTGGACAATCATTATAAAGATAATAATTTTCGTGGTTTCCAGCAAAAAACCTATGATTATTTCGGCTTAATTTATATTGTTCAAAATGCCCGTATGAAAGTCCATGATCTCCGATTTGAACTGTAAAATAGCCTTTTTGTTCTGCATCTTGACAGATTTTGACATAATCTTTATACTTTCCGTGAATGTCGCCTATTATTCTAAGCATTTTACAATGTGTAATAAATATCGTCTATTTGTGAAATTCTTTCGGCAGCTCTTTTAAGAATGCAAACTCTTTCAGAAGCAGACAATCCTTTGGGCCAATTATGTACATTGCCAAGTTTAATTGGCCCAAATTTATCATATTTACCTGTAATTTCTGCCCATCCATCCCAAATATTTAATGGAATATTATTAAAATTTTGGTCAATCTTATACTTATTCCTTATTAATTTTCTAGGCATTTTAATTATTCTTTCAACTTTAGCTAATCCTCCCATTTGCTCAATGAAAGAATCATACTTTGCATTAAAATTTTCGTTCATGTTTAATAGATTATTATTTTCTTTTCGCTTCTGTAATGATTCCTGGTAAATCATTAGCACGGAATTGAGTAAATCCTATGAGTTTATTATTTATAACCTCATAAAAGTTTACTGTACGGGAACCTATAGTAACTTTGCGTAAAGTTCCAGGCAAAATCATCCTTATCCGACCTCCGAAGGAAGCGAGTTTTCCCCCAGCTTTTCCTCCGCAACTAGTCGGACAATCCATTGTAGGAATCCTAACGATTTCCTGTCTAGTAATGCCATCTTCAATCCATCCAATAGCCAAAAGCTCTTGGATTATTTGCTCTTTTATTTTTTTATTTGGCATGGACAATCCATTTTTATTATACATCTTCTGTTATTGCTATTTCCTGGTTATCTTGTAGAATGTTAGCTTTGCGCAACATATCATCAATCTCCATTACCATTTCGATGGAATCTGATTTCACTTTGATTTGGTCAACGATTTCGTTATTCACTATTAGCGAAATGTATTTCATTTTTTCCTCCATTTAATATTTTACTTGGTTTCCCAATTTCCGTTAATATCTTGTTCAGTCAAAAAGATCAAAAAAACAAGTGTAAATGGAATCTAAAACCCAAAGATAATCCTTATGATGAATTCCTGTAAGTCTTTCCCTAAAAACAACATAATGTGCAAGTTCATGAAGTAAAACTCTAAGGTTAATATGATTGCACTGAATAACAATATTCTTACCAGCGCAATAACCTAAAACTAATCCACCAACATTAATATACTGATAAAGATGTGGATTTCTCTTGACTCCCAAAGATGAACAAATACGATTGCAAATTAGCTTAGCTTCTGTCAAATCCTTGGGATATATATGTTTGGAAAGTCTATTAGAATGCTTTGCTTCAATCTTTCTACATTCCCCATATTCTTTTTCGTTTTCATCCTTGTACTTTTTCAAGGCAACATAATCCCAAATAGGAGGAAGCTTTACAATAGGTTTAGGAATTACTTTGAATTCAAAATTCCTAGTTTTCTTGTAAGTTTTCATCGGATACAATTTCCGGCCCAACTCAAATTCTGATTCCGGACAGTATACCATGCGCCTTCGATTCTGTCAAGTTTACACAAGTGCTTAAGGCGCCTAGACTTGCGATAATAAAGTTAAACCCAATAAATAAATATGTTTTTGCGTTTTCTCCTAGCAGAATCACCATTCCAGAAGTTAATAAGTTCATAAATTTTCTTGGCATCGGCAAGATAAACCGTTTTCTTGCCTCTATGTTGAGTATTCCCATAATATTTCCAGTTATAAACTACTGGAACAAAGTGTTTTGGCCTAATAAGTTCATCTTCAAAGTAATATTCAAACGGTGCATACATAATTTAAGTTTCACTCCATAACAATTTGGGCTAAATTTCCGTGTTTATCCTTACAATAGTCCTTGATGAAATGAAAGCCCTTATTCCTTCCAAAAGGGATTCCAGGTAAATTCCCCAAACAACTCAAATACTTCGTTCATTTCAAATTTCCTCGGCACGTTTTTTTCGGCCGACTCTAATGAATTTTTGCCCCCTATATTCCATTTCTTTTTGTTTTATAAGTCTAGCAATTGTTTGACAGACCTAACATTTGATTTGTTTGCTAAACCCAACGTTTGTTAGTTCGACCTATCAATTGTTTGTTGTGACTAGTGGCTAAAAATTAGCTATTTTCACTGTCATTTTGGCATATTCCATTTAAAGCGAATACTGCCCATTAGGGCGCCTTTGGTCTAGTTTGCTCACGATAGACCATCCTGCCGTTCAGCTCGCAGCTCGGAGACAGATAGGCGCCTTCCTTTGGCATTTCGGGGAGCCTTAGCAGCTCTTCCAAGCTTCCTTGAATCTTCCCTTGGGAGTTCAAATGTGGCCATGGGCAGTAGCCATGGCGTACGTAGTAGGGGGAAGCAATGTCAAAATTTGATTTTTCCATTTATTGGAAACCTGTACAAAAATTTGACATCGAATGGCAAAAAAATAGAAGAGAATTCCAGGAATCCCGAATTCTCCTCTAACTATAGAAAAAATAAGGCCTAGCGGTTAATTCCGCTCGATTCGGTGCCATTTGGTGGCACCAAGGCAGTTGTGGACTGACCTCCGTTAATTCGGTTCGTTCGCTATCCTTTAGGGATAGCCTAGGCCGTTTTAGACCCAATACAAGTAAATGCCATCATTGTACTTGGATGAAATCCAATTCCAATAATTGACAAGTTCATAAATTTGTTTTGCGTTTTCAATCCAAACCGTTATTGTCGCTTCACCTTGATATAAGGGGTTTTTCCCGTAATACTTCCAGTGAAAATTTACGGGAACAAAATTTTCCGGTATCTTTTTTGCGTTTTTATAAAATCTCTCAACTGGACATTCCCTGTAGAGTGATTCCTTGTCTTCCATTTTTTGTCTCAATTCTCAAGTCGTTCAGAGTTTAAAAATGCGCCCGAAAAATCTTTATGGATTTCCGGTTCTTGTTGGCACAAGCATGCGATTTGTTAGGGCTTGCCTTGCCCCTTTTTGTCCGCAACGTAGGCGCAAATCGTGAAAAGGGCTGAAGATACAAAATAATTTGTATTGGCCTCTTCAGTATCCGCTTCACGGATAGACGGGGAATGATTTAAATCATTCCCACGTTTCGGCCTGTGTTTATATTACGAAATTCGGGCCAACATCTGTTCCAGCTGCTTGACCTTGGCGATTTGCTTCTCCAGTCGGGCCCGGAGCTGTTCGGGGTTTTCGGATGCCGTTCCTTCGCCTTCGTACTCGCCAGAAGCGTCTAATTCGACCTTGCGCTCTTGCAAGTACGTGAGCCGATCTTGCCACTCGCTCAGCATCCGTTCGTTTGCCGCAATCCGGTCTTGCGCCTCTTGAATGTGCGCAATCAATGCACTTCGGGAAAATCGCCTTCCACGTCGAGCGATGGTCTCGATCTTTTCCGTGACTACTGACATGTGGATCCTTTCTGGGCTTTTCGCCCTAAGTTGTTTATTTTCCTTTCTAAATTTTTGCCTAAGTTGTTATGTTTATGGTAGGTGCCTTATTTTGATTCCCGCACCTTGGGAATTTTTCCGCAAAGGGAATTCAAGTTAGTACCGGAGAGTATACCATCGGTCTACTGTCCGGTCAAGCGTACTGTTAAGGTTTCTGAGTTCTCCCTGGTTTTGTTTAGTTTTGCGTTCAAAAAGGGTTAAGCATGTGCAATGCCAATGCCAAAATTTTCGTTAAGTGTAAGTCCTATAAAGACTTAGAACGTTATAGAGTTCGCCTGAAAGGTCCAAATGCCTACGTTTTGTCATGGTTGAGTACACCTAACAAATGCTAGACCTAGCAAACTTCTTCATGTACATATTTGGGACTATACATAAAAGGTTTCAACTTAAAAGTTTATGTAAACCTATTTAAGGTGATGCCTAAATAGTTCATCCATCAATACATATAACAAACCAATATAAATGGTAATAGAAGCACAAGATGGGAGAGGAGATTTTTAATTTATGGTAAGATGTTGTAAATAAAGGACTTATGACTTTCACCCTTTTCGCCATTTTTTGTCATAAACCCTTACCACATAAGCACTTATGACGTTTTGATTTAACCTTTTGGGCTGGTTAATTCACGTTCAAAACTAGGCAAAAAAGTAATGGAATGGAGTATTTTCGTTACGATCTATTATATTGTGGGTATATTTTACATTAAATAGTAAAAAAGATGTGCAATTATAGGTGAATCCACATCGATTTTAGAGAACTGGCCTAAAACTTGCAAGGATGAAAAATCGTGCCAGGCCATTTTTGCTTCGTAAACCCTTACTACATCAAGACTTACAGCTTAACATTTCCGCAATCTGCCGTTATTAACTTTTGGAAAAAGCACGGGCATTCTCCCGCCTCGAAGGCCCATCAAAGGCTCAATTTAATTTATTATGGCCGAAAAATATGTCAAGTCAAAAAAATTTGTAAAAACTTTGGGCAAATAATAGAGTAACATTGTAAAATGTTACATTTTGCAATGTTAAATCTACAAAAAGTTTGAGCCGGCGATAAGCCGACCCTTTGTCGAATGTGCTAACCCAAATTGATTCTGCCTACAATTTCCTTGGCAAGAACCCCATAGAACCTCTCCGAGGTCTTCCATTCTGTGAGGGGCACGTTAGGTAGCATCCTTTTAATCGCTTCGAGTTCATGCCCATCGGCTTGAACCTCGAAAACGGTTTGCACTGGATGGTTTGCCTTTTCACCGACATGCCATTCCGTGACATGTCCCTTGTTTGAGACAATGTACATCATTTTGGACCTTTCTGGGCTTTTCGCCCTAAGTTATGGCTGTGGCATTATTTAAAGCAACTAGAGGGTTAAACTTTTGCCGTAAGTCTAATCTCCGCATATCCTTCGGAAGCCTTTTCTTTGAAGGCTTTTAAGGCTTCCTTGAAACTTTCAAAATCTTCGACTGTTTCAAAGTCTTTTTGCCCAAATTTACGGAAGGAAACCGAAAAACGAACAAAATCGTTGATGTCAAACATTAGGACTCCTCTACAAGAAGGCCTTCCGAATCGATCCGGCCCGGACGGGGAGCGAAAATTTTCCAGGGCGACAGTATCAGCTCAGTGAGTTTTCGCAGTTCTTCCAAATGTCCTTGAATCGACAGCTGGCCATTGATTTCCAGAGTGTACATTATTTCCTAAGTCCTTTCCGTACTTTAATTTGGAGTGCCTGAAACCGAACCTTCAGCTCTGCTATTCTCTTTTTGCTCTCCGAAACCTTAGCTATAAGCTCTTCGAAGTGCTTTTCCATTAGATTGCCCCGTAAGCCGTCCTATTGAGTTCCCTTACGGCAAGCTGACGAATACGGCCATAGGCGGACGGATGCGTCCAAATCCATCGAATGTGCGAAGAGACAGTTTTCGCTACCAAAGCCCAGTGAGACGTTAAACTGAGAAGGCGCAAAGAATTAGCTTTCATCCTTTTCCTTTCTTACCTTCCGAATCTGGAAATCCGAGGAAAACAAGCTTCGACTTGTTTCGGCGACAGG